TCATCTGCCAGGACAGCTGATCCACCACGCAGCCCGCGTACATCGCGAAGCGCGGCACTTCTGGCATGCCAATCTCGATGGCGAGGCTTGGAAGGGTCCAGCTGCCCGAGCGGAACTCGTGGCTGTAGGGAGCCTCCGCGCCGGTCGTGGTCGGATCGCCAAAGGTGGCCTTCAGCCAATAACCGAACGCGCGGGTATCGATCGGAACCACCACGTCGCCATCGGCGGTAAGCGCGTCCTTAATCGGCGCGAGCGGATCCCGGCCATAGCCGAGCAGCTCGGACTCGAGCAGTGGTTGCTCTGCGCCAAGCGTCGTGCTGGCGAAGGGCATCTTGAAATAACCGCTCGCGGGCGGCGTGCCGTAGACGGATTCGTAGGCGAGCGCCATCTGCGCCCGCGCTCCTTGTGCGCGTGCCATTGTGTTCTCCTCAGGTTGTGGGGTGGGTCAGGCCAATTGTTCAGCCCAGCGGGTCTGATGTGGAATAATGCAGCACCACCGGGATCACCGCCGCCTTCAGGCTGGCCGCCCCCTCAACGGGCAGATCCACCGGCTGCGGCGCTTCCGCCTCAACCCAGTCGCAACGCCCGCCGAGCGTGCGGTCTGCACGAATGACCGCGCCGATCTGGGCACAAAGGGCTGCAAAGGCAGTGTCGCGGTCGTTTGTTCCTCGCAAGGGTCCCCCGGACCCTTGCATCTGCTGCGCAGACCGGGCCTCACCCTGCACGATGACTTCAAGCTCGGCGCGATGCTGGTAATGATAACTCAGCGGCGACATTGTCACCGCGGGATCGCCAGGATCACCGTCACGAAGGATTATCAGCCCCGCAGGGGAGATGCGCTCCGGTAGAATCTCGCCGCGCAGGACCGGCACATGAGGCACCGTGCGCAACAGGTCCGCCAAGGCGGTGAGGATGGCTTCTCGGGATGTTGGCATTGTGCTATTCCAACGTTCGTTGGATGGTCGAGGGGATCATCATCGTTGTTAACCTGATATTTCCGATGTGGCCGACGCTGATCACCCCCATGATGATCATTGACACGTACGGCGTTATACCGTACGCCTTCTAGCGAAGGAGGCCGATTATGTTTGCAATCGAAACCACCGCACCCACGCTAGGCAAGATGGAAGCGCGCAAAGAGCTGCGCATGCATCGTGCTGATGAAGAGCGCATAAAGGCTGCAGCTGCTGCCACCGGCCTGCAGGAAGCTGACTTTATTCGTCAGGCGGCCCTTCTGCGTGCGCAGGAAGTAGAACAGCGCATCTCTCTCTCTATTCTGCCCATCGATGCGTTTGAAGCCTTCAAGGCCGCTGTCGCGTTGCCCGGAAAGGTTGTGCCTGGTCTGGCACGTGCCGCCGAAGCGTCGAAGGGCCTCCTGAAGGATGCCGACTGAGGCCTCAGCGGACACGCCCGTCCTCACAATCGCCAAGTTTGAAAAGGCGCTGCATGGCCGCAGCGCCTTTTCTTGCGGATTTGCGCCCATCGATAACTTTTTGAAATCCTCGCTTTCAGATCAAATCAAGGACGGCATGGTCGCAGCTTGGATCGCAACAGATGGTGACGATCCTGCAGTGCTCGGTTTTTATACACTCGGCGCTATGGCCGTTAGGGCCAATCTTGGTCCAAAAAAGTGGCAGCGCGCCGGTGTCCCCGATATCCCGGTCATCTACATCCGTGCTGTCGCCGTACGCGAAGCTTCGCAAGGCATGGGTTTGGGAACAGCTCTCGTCATTGATGCCTTGAAACGTTGTCTTGAGATTGCTGACCAGATGGGGGCTGCAGCCATCACACTCGACGTGCTCCAAGACAGCCATTTTGATCGCCGCTGGAACTTTTATGCTGAACTCGGCTTCCAACCCCTTGGTGATCCTGACAATCCGCACCGCGTCTTCATCCCGATGGCGGATGTACGAGCCTCTCTTGGTTGAAGCCAATACTACATCAAAACCTGCCCTCTACCCACTCTGCAACAATCGCCCCCGGTATCCTCTCCTGCGCGGCCTTCGCATCGCGCGCCAGATCCAGCCGTTTGCGCAGCTTGACTTGCCGGACCAGCAGAAAGATCGGCACTGTGGTCAGCCCGCGCCCCGTCTTCGAGCGCGAAGCAACACCAACCCCGCGTGCATTCAGCCGACCTTCAGCCACCAAAAGGCTCGGTCCCCGCCTGCGATAGATAAATCGGAGCCTGAGCCCGCGGCGTCGTTCCCATTCACCCGGTGTAATTCGGCCGCCGCGCGCGCCCTTACCTGCAGCCTCTGTCGGGATGGCGAGCCAGAACCCGTCCTTGGAGCGGATCAACGGGCCAGTGTCATGGGCACCGATGATCACAGGCGCTTTCGACCATACCAGCGCTGCGGCATCGATGCTTTCCCCGACCTTTGGATAGGTCTGACTGCGGATCGAATTGCCCAGCCGTCGCCCAAGCCCCGCTTGCGTAATCTGGCCCCGCCAGTCGGATTTGAGCTGTGTGCCAGCCGCGCGCATGGCCGCTGTCACCGCCTTTTCCCCTGCCTTGATTTCTGCGGCCATGAGCGCGGCGAGATTTGGGGTGATGGTTACATTGAGTTTCATGCGGGCCTCAAATCCACAGTCCAGACCAGCCGTTCGCGATCACGCGTGGGCTCGCCCTGAATAAGGAAGGCGTCGCCGTCGATCTCAAGGCGATCGCCGGGACGCGGGGTCGCCACCTCGGCCACACGAAGGTCCACGCGGGTGGTCTCCGACCAGATGCGCGCGTCGCCAAAACTGGTGATGTCATCCGCGCGGCGTGTGACGATACGGACGAGTTGTGTCGGACCATCGCCCGCGATGTAGATCGCATCACGGGCGATGTTGTTGTCCGCGAAGAGTGTGTCGATCACAGCAGTGAACACCGACAAGCTGGCCATCCATCAATTGCCACTGTGCAGGCGGATCGCCATGCGCGGCCGCTTGTTCACCGGCAGGATCGAGGTTTCAGTCATCAGATCAATCCAGCGGCCTTTGGCATCAATCATCTGACGCGCATAAAGCGGCAGGCCGATGGTGTTGGCGGTCTCCAACAGATTGGCGGGCCCGCCATAAGTCGTGAAGGTGTCGAACGTGCCCAGCGGAAAGGCGATCCCTTCACCCGCGGGGATCAACCGCTCGGAGGTGCCGTTCGAGAGCGTGACAGACCCATTATATTCTTCGAACAGAATGCCAGCAAAAGGAAACGCCCGGCGCATGTCCTCGCGCAGCGGCTGGCCACCGGTGGCGGAGAAGAACTTATAGGCTTCCTCTGTCTTGGGGTGGCTGATCAGCTTGTCGAAGAATTCCGAGCTGACCAGCGCATGAGCGGTGGTCATGGTCTCGCCGAGCAGATTGTCCTCCATAGCGCGCAGCACGCTGCGCACCTTGCCCTGCACGTTTGTGCCAGCAGTGCCAAACACAAAGTCGATCGAGATCTTCTCGAGGCCAAACTCGGTGAAATAGTCGTAGAGCGTGGTTCCTGCGCCATCCTTTACGATACCGCGCAGGGCATTCATCTCCATGTATTCGCGGGTCTGGGCATGTTTGCGGCGCATCAGCGTGAGCTTGCGGTTCATCACCTCGACCAGCGGGTCAGCGGTGTCCGAGAGGCCCAACGCGGGCATGCCTTGGATATCTGCGGGCAAGATTACGTCATCATGGGGGATCCAGGGCAGCGCAAAGGATCGCATGGAACGCTGCTCACGGGTGCCCACGGTGGCGGGCGCACCAAGGGGCACCGATGGCAGCAAGCTCAGCACCCCTTCGCGCTGTTCAATCACAATGGAGCGCTGTGACACACCCTCAAAGCGAAACAGGCCGATCTGGCCAAGGCGGGTGTAGAGGTTGGGCAGGATGTTGATGGCCTGCGTCATATCTGCGAGCGAATAGCCGCCCGCGTCGAAGGGATTACGGGTGAGGGTCATGGGTTACTCCGAGGGAATGAGGGCTGAACTTGGTTTGGCGGTGATCGACGCTAATGTGTCGGCGCAGGCGGGATGCTGCGTGCCATCAATCAGGCGGTGTCGCGTGGGATGATGCCCAGCGCAGTCAGCTGACCGTGCTTAGTGGCAATTTTTGCAACGTCATCGACGGTGGCATCAAAGACGAGCGCTGCTTTCGAGACGATGGCTGGGCCGCGCGCGATGACTATACCAGTGGCATCAGCATCGGAGGCATCGACCGCGTAGAGCAGAACAGCCGCGGCCGTTTGGGCGCCGTCTGAGCCGCCCGAAGTTGCCAGCTTGTGTTTGCCGCTGGCGGTGATGCGGCCAAGCACGGCGCCGACGGGATAGGCGGCGCCCGCCAGCAGGGTGATGGTTTCGCGTGTGAAGTTGGGGTTGACCTCATATTTGAGAACATCGCCCATGGTGGGCGGCTGGGTCAGGACGGTCATGTCGGGGATCCTTGTGATCTGGGTGAAAAAAGAAATCCCCCGCCGGGGTGGAGCGGCGGGGGATCAGGTGGCAGGGTTTCAGGGATGTGAGGGGTTTCAGCCCTTTGCACCTGCAGAGGCCGCGCGTTTAGCGGCGGCCACGATCGGGCTTTC